AGCCGCTCGGCGGTCAGGACCTCGCCGGCCCGGAACGGGGATTCGACGTATGATGGCACGATTACGCTTCCGTCCGCTCAAGCTGGTCGAAGATTTCCGTGAAATCCTTGTACCGGAAGATCCGCCGGGGGGTCGCCGAACCTTTGTCCGATCGGCGGCGGACCAGGACGGGCGAGCCGTCGGGCTTCGGCAGGTGATTCCAGGTCACCCCCGGTTCCGGGGAGACGCTGAAGATCAGTTGGAGCTGCTGCGCCAGGCCGTTCTGCGTGGCCTCGACCTTCGTGGCGAAGTCGGCGAAGAGCAGCTCGCCCCGGCCGACCTTCAGGACCTCCGCGTCGTTCAGAGTGTTCAGGTACGGGCGGACCAGCGCCCAGGGCAGATAGGGGACGCGCGGGAAGGTGAGAACAAGCTGGGTCTCGTTCGTCGGAATCCCGTTGTCGCCGGGGACGGGCTTCTCGTCGTCGTCGTAAATGTAGGAGCCGTCTTTGATCGTCTCCATCTTGCCGGAGGAGCGAATCTCCTGCGTGCAGACGGTCAGCGGGTTGTCCGGGTCGAGCTGGTGGAGGTTGTACGGGTCGTCGGTCGAGAGGATTTGCGCCTGGCGGGGCGTGGAGAACTCGACCCGGACGATCGCGTGGGTGAAGAACTCGCCGGGGGAAAGCCCCTTGTTCGGGCCGAGCGGGGAGCCGTCGGCTCCGCACGGCTCGATCCCGAACGACGTCGCGTAGAGGTTGGCGTTGGCGGCCGGGAAGCGGTACGGCGCCCGGTAGGTGATCGGCCCGATCGTCGTCGACGACGATAAGCCGAAGATTTCGTCGGCGAAAAGGAACGCCTGGGACCAGGGAAGCAGGTACGGGACGGTGGCCCGGTAGCCGGAATCCACGTCGCCGGAGACCTGGTAGCCCTTGGCGAGAATCTTATAACTGTATGCTGAAATATCGGCGGGCATTGCTTACCCCAGAACGGCGAGCTTGGGCTTTTTCAGTTCGTCGACGGTGGCCGCCGTGGCGTCGGCGATCTTCTCTTGGGTTTCAAGCTGCTTTTTGCCGATGTCGGTTTCGCCGAAGATCCCGCCCCGGAGCTTGGCGGCGAACTCGGCGGCGCCCAGAATCTGATGCTTGTACTCTCTGCCGGCCGCCCCGGCGGCTCCGACCAGGTCCGGGCCGGGTTCGCCGGCGGCCCGGTTGCGGGCGTCGAAGATCCGTTGCGCCCGGTCGGCCTCGCGCGCGGCCATCCGTTCCCCGGCCGCGTCGATCTCGTCTTGCAACGAAATCAGTTCGCCGCGGAGGAGCTCGGGCAGTTGCTCCGTGGTGGCCTCGAAACCGGCCAGGATCGGCGTCCATTCGAAGTTGAATTCGCCGGACGGGTTTTGGAGCCACTCCCAGACGGCCGCGAACAGGTTGCCGAGGTTGACCCCGAGGTTTTGCCAGGCGGTCCAGGCGCCGGCGGCCGCGTCCCGCATCAGGTTGACGAAGTTCCGGCCGAACCACTCCGCCAGCGTGAGCAGGTTGGGGAACGCGACGGACAAGGGCGCGTAGATGTAATTGTGGAACGCCTCTTGAATCGTCAGGCTGTAGATCGTCCAAACGTCGGCGAAGTTGCGCCAGACGACGCCGATGGTTTCGACCCCGGAGACGATGGCGGCGGTGAAGGTTTCGAAGTACCCCTTCAGCGCCTCCCAGCCCCCGGAGAGCGAGCCGACCAGCTCGTTTCCCAGGTTCAGCAGCGAATTCAGGGCCGGTTCCAGCGTGGTTCCGACCTCCACGGCCATGTTCGTCAGCGTCCCGGTGAACCGTCGCCAACTGTTGGCGGAGCCGTCGGCCGTCCGTTCCAGGTCGCCCTGCTGATCGGTGGTCTTGGCCATAATCAGCGAGAGCGTGGCCTGTTTCTTCGCGGCTTCATCCAGTTCCTTGGATGACTTGATCAGCCCCATCCGCAACGCCTCCTGTTCGACGGCGGCGGCGTTGATCATCACGTTGAACCGCTCCAACGGGTCGAATTCGCCCCGGAGCGCGGCGTTCAGCGCGGTGAAGACCTCGGCGTCGGAGGCGTTCCCAAACGACGCCATGTCCATGCCGAGCTTCGCGAGCCGGTTGCCGATCTCGGCGGCTTCGCCGGCGGCCACCCCGGCGGCCTTGAAGCTGGCCCCGAAGCTGGACGCGGCGTCGAGGTAGACCTGTTTGACCGTGCCGAATCGGTCGGCCATCGCGTCGGCCTGGTCGAGGATCACGCCGGCGGTGTCGCCGAAGATCGCCTCCACCTTGCTGGTGGTCTCGGCCAGGTCGACAGCGCCGGAAATGCCGGCCTGGAAGAACCCGTAGATCGCCGACGCGGCCGACTGGATCAGGCCGGAGGCCAGGTTGCCGACCGTCGCGGCGACGGCCACGTCGAGCCGGGACAGCTCGCCGCGGACTCCCGCCAGCTCTTGTTTGACGCTGGCGTCCCGGGCGGTCAGTTCAACGAACAGCGATGCGAGTCTGAACGCCATGTTTGCCCGTCAATAATCGTCGAGTTCGTCGAGGCTTTGAATCGGAATCCCGCCGGCGTGGGGGTCGGTCGGGTCGGATCGGTCCAGCGCGTTGAGCAGTTGCGAGAGCGTGTAGCGGCCCCACTCCCACTTCCGCATTCGGAGCCGCTGTTCGGCGGCGCGGACGATCAGCGGCCAGGGGCAGCCGTCGGCCCGGCCGCCGGCCCTTTTGGGAGGCCGGTCCCGTCGGGCCGTTCCGGGTCGGGCGCGCCGAACAGGACCGCGAAGATCCGGGCGGCGGTTCGGGCGGCCGACCGGTCGCGGGCCGCGTCCCGGAGCAGCGTCTTGTACAGCCGGCCGGCCTCGGCCCGGGTGACCTGGGGCTGATGGACCTTCAGGCCCTCGTGGAACGCCTCGACCTGGCCCGGCTCGCCGCTCAACAGGGCCTTCGCCCCGGCGTCGGTCCCCAGGATCGGCGGCCAGCTCCGGGCGTCGTCGTAGGCCCGGTCCAGGAGCGCGCGGCGGTCGGCTTCGGACAGGCCCTCCAAGTGGGGCTTCACCGCGTCGATCGGGTTGGGGACGGCCCGTTTGATCCAGGCTTGGAGCCGGCCCAGCGCGTCGAGCGGCAGCTCGCCGAATTGGTATTCCCGGCCGGCGATCGAGACGGTCAGTTGGGGCGCGTCGGTCAGTTGGTCGAGCGTGAGTTCGGGGGGCATCGGCGGGGCTCGCGGGCGGGGTTGGGACGGGACGGGACGGGAGACGGTCGGGAGGGCGGCGGATCAGCCCGGAGCCGGATCCTCGGGCAGGGTCCAGACGCCCTTGCCGACGAACGAAGCGGTGACCAGGAATCCCTCCTTGGTCTTGCTCTTGAGCGAGAGCTTCTTGATCAGGGCGGACCCCTCCAGCTTCTCGTCGTCGGTCTTGTTGACGTACAGGGCCAGGTCGACGACCGCGCCGGGCGTGATCCCGACGGCGGTCCCGGTCGGCCGCTTGTCCTTGTTGTAGAAGAAGTCGAACGAGCCCTCGATTCGCTTGGTGGCGGGGGTCTCGTCGTCCCAGCCGCCGTCGGCGGTGGTCGTCGAGTCGAAGGTGTTGACCGACACGTCGGCCGACCAGCCCTGCACGTCGACGTCGACGGGGGTTTCGCCGACCTCGACGTTGGCCCCGACGCCCGAATAGGCTTTGCTCATAAGTGCGCTCCAAAATGTTAATCGTCGATCAGGTGGGCGATTTCAACGTCCAGGGTGGCGACCCAGCAGTCCCGGCCGCCCAGGCCGAGGCCCTCGCCCAGGCCGGTGGTCTGGCCGCCGGGCAGGACGTACAGGACGGGATTCCCGTCGACGGCCAGCGGGGCGGATCGGACGGCCCGGCGGACGGCCCGGCGGATCGCGACGGCCTGTTCGTCGGTCTCGGCGTGAATCGTGATCTGAACCAGCGCGTCGAGGATCGCGTAGCCGGTCGTTCGGCCGTCGCGCTCGGTTTCGGCGGCCAGCAGAACCGTCGCGTAGGGCTCGGCGGTCGTCTCCGGGGCCTCCAGGTGCCAGAGCCGGCCGGCGTTCGGGTCTTGGTCCTGGTCGGGCCGGACGAACAGGTCTTTCAGCTCGGCCTGGTCCGTCCACCAGGCTTGAAGGGCCTCCAGAGCCGTCGCGCCGTCGTAAACGACCGGCTCCGGCGGATCGGGCGGGGCCTCCGGCGGGGCGTTGAACGGCCGGGGGGAATTGAACGACCAAAGGGAGCCAAACACGATGATGCGTCCTCAGTCGCTCAGGCCAAAGAGCAGCTCGTCGACCCGACCCTTGACCTCAAGCAAGGCCCGGCGGAGCCAGGGCCGGGGCGCCAGGCCCCGCTTGGTGCCCAGCTCGAGGTGCTTGCCGTACTCCACGTTCGTCCCGACCCGGGCGGTCAGGGTGGCGGCGTCGACCTCGTGGGTCACGGAGGCCCGGAGCCGGCCGGTTTGCTTGCGGGGCGGCTCGCCGGGCTGGGAGCGGACGACGGGGCCGGTTTGCTTGCCCTTCACGCGGCCGGTGCCGGAGACCGACAGCAGCTCGGCGGCCCGCCGGCGGACGGTGATGGCCGCGCGGGTCAAAACGCGGACCAGCTTGCCGTTGACGTGCTCGGCCGCCTTGTCGCCGTTCCATTCGACCGTCATGCGCGGATTCGCTCGCAATCGACCTGAAACAGTCGATCAAGTGAGTTGACGTTGATCACGCCCTGAACGGCGTAAACGGCCCCGTCGACCGTGATCCGGTGGCGGGTGGCGATCCCGCCGGAGTCGGCCAGCGGATCGGCGGCGAAGTAGATCGTGGCCGTCTCGACGTTGCGGCGGGCGTTGTCGCGGGCCGATCCGAACGCGGCCAGGTAGCTGGACCGGGGTCGGACCAGGCAGGGAACGCCGTCGGCGACGACCGGCCAGGCCCCGGAGCGGTTGGCCCCGCCCAGCGCCGTTTGCGGCGGGACGGACCCGGCGGAGGCCTCGACCGTGATCACGGCGGTTTGAGTGAGGAAGTCTTCAATCATCCGACGTAGGGTTTCAGCAAGTCGGCCACGAAGTCGGAGATGGGGCTCCGGGCGTCGTCGGCCAGGGCGTAGGAATAGTCGCCGATGGATTCGGAGCGGTAGACCCCGGAGGCCCGGGCGGCCTCGGCGAACCGGCGGAGGGTGAGGATCGTCGCCCGTTTGACCGGGCCGGGGATCGGGTCGAAACCGCCGTCGTATTCAACGACGACGTTCCGCTTGCCGGTCGGGAACGCGGGCGCGAACCAGGGGTCGCCCCGGCCCGGCCCGCGGAGCAGCTCGCCGGTGTCGGCGTCGACCGTCCACGCCTGGCCGTCGGCGTTGTCCAGGGCCGCCCCGTTGATCGAGACGGCCAGGACCTCGACGACCGGCCGGACGGTCAGCCAGACCCGGGGCCGGTTCCGGCCGTCGAGGATCTCGGTCCGGACGGACCGGGCCAGGTCGCGCCGGCAGTGGTCGCGGACGGCCGCCGAGGCGTCGGCGATCAGGGCCGTCCGCTCGCCCTCCGGGAGCTTCAAGAGCCCCGGCCAGGCGGCGGCGGCCTCATCCTCGGTAACGTAGATTTCGGGCACGGATCAGCCTCGGTTTGGTCGGTCGATCGGTCGGTCGGCCTGGTCCCGCTTACGGGACCGAGACGAGAACCGGCGGGACGGCGTCGACCATGTTCGCGCCCGCGTCGGGCGGCTGGACGCCGGCCCGGCCGAGCAGAACGAAGCCGCCGTTGACCACGGCGTTCTGCGTTCCCCGGGTGACGACGGCCCGCAGGAATCGCTTGGTCGGCCGGTGGATCTCGGCGGAC